TGGGTCAACCCGCTCGTCCTCGAGGCCGAGCGCCTGCGGGAGGAGCGCGACGCCGTCGCCGCCGACCTCGAGGCGCTCGGCGCCCGCGCCCGCCGGCTCCTGGCCGCGGCGCAGGTCTTGAGCACCGCCGCCCACTGGACGCGGAACCGCGCCCAGGACGCGCTCAGTTTCGCCGACGAGCGCCGGCGGCCCGTCTCGGCCGACTTCTACCGGGACGTGCTGCAGGAGATCGCCGACGAGCTGGACCGCGCGCTCGAGCGGGCGCACCGGGAGGAGACGCCGTGACCGAGACCGCCCTCGCCCTGCATGCCGGGATCGGCTCGCACGACCTGCCCGACCCCGGCACCTGGTCCACCATGCTCGAGATGGCCAAGGTCTTCCTCGAGTCGGGCATGCTCCCCGCCCACGTCAAGACGCCGGCCGCGGCCGTCCTGATGATGCAGAAGGCCCGCGAGCTGGGGATCCCCCCGCTCTACGGCCTGTCCAACATCGCGGTCGTGCAGGGCAAACCGGTTTGCACGGCCGAGCTGATGCTCGCGCTCATCTACCGCGACCACGGCGACGGCGCCGTCGCGGTCGAGCACTCCGACGACGAGTCCTGCGCCGTTCGCTACCGGCGTCGCCACGCGCGCTCCAGCCACCTCTACGCCTTCACGCTCGAGGACGCCAAACGGGCCGGCCTCCTCGCCAACCAGACCTGGCAGAAGTACCCTGCGGCGATGCTCCGGGCCAGGTGCATTTCCGCTGTGGCCCGCATGGCCTTCCCCGACTCGATCGGCGGGATGTACACGCCCGACGAGCTCGGCGCGCGCACGGTCGTCGACGCCGAGGGCGCCGTCGCGATCGCGCCCGACGAGGACGCGCGTACCGCGCCCCGCGCCCTGCCGCGCCCGCCATCCCGCGAAGCGGGAACCCTGGCGCCGGCCGCGAACGAGGTCCCGAAACCGGAAGCGCCGGCCCACGACGACGAGCCGCTGACCGGGGAGCAGCTCGCCGAGCACTTCTCGCCGAGCACGCCGTCCGACGGCTCCGACGCGGCGGCACCGTCCGAGGACGCCGAGCTCGCCGCCCTGACCGAGCGCTACAACCGCACGCGCTTCGATGCGGAGGCGCTCGGGATCCGCGTCCCGACCGACGCGCCGACCAACGTGCCCGGACTCACCCGCGCGCTCGAGTCGCTCGAGGGGCAGGTCCGGCGCGCGCGGACTGCGGCCCCGCCGGGCGGGGGCCGCCGGCGGTGAACGCGACGCCGCTGCCGCCGGAGCTGCGCGACGGGCTCAGCACCGCGCTGGGCCGGATCGAGCTCTACGCGGCCGCGGCGCGCGCCTGCGTTGAGGCGCCGACGCGCCCGGCGGGAGAGCTGGCGCGCCATCTGCAAGCGCTGAGCACGGCCCACGATCGGCTGTACGAACTCCTGGCCGGGCCGGGCACCGACGGTCTGTTCGCGCCGCCCGACCAGGTCCAACCGTGAAGCCGATCGTCGAGCGCGAGCAGCTCGGGCGGCTCGTGCACGGCCGGATGCGCGCGCTGGCGCCCAGCTGGTCGCACGGGTGGGACGGACTCGACGAAGAGATGCGGGAGGCGTGCCGGGACATCGGCGAGGCCGTCGCCGCGGCGGTCTTCGAGGCCGCGATGGGCCGGCGCGTCGGGACGGGCGAGGAGCAGAAGATCAACGTCCAGTCGGGCTTCGGCGTGCGCACGCGCGAGCCGTTCGTGACGATCACGCTGCCCGGCTCCGAGCCGACGGTGCAGCTGCTCGCCCACGAGGCGCGCGACCTGGCGGTCAACCTGCTCGAGGCGGCCGAGGGTGCGCTGACCGACGGCCTGATCGTCGAGTTCTTCACCCGACAGGGCGGTATGAAGCTCGAGGAGGTCGCCCCGATCCTGACCGCGCTGCGCGCCTACCGCACGCGCAAGAGCAAGGAGGGCGCATGAGCGCGCCGCGCGAGCCGACGCCCGAGCAGTTCGCCGACGCGGTCCGCCGGCTGGCCCGGGCGCCGCCGATCGTCCAGAACCTGCCGGGCCCCGTCGCCTTCATCCTGCTGAGCCAGCTGCAGCTCGTGCTGCGCCACCCGCACAACCGCCCGGGACCCGACGATCGGCCGGACTCGGCCGGCGCGATCACCCGCACCCTGGCCCGCGACCTCGAAGCCGCGATCGTCGCCCGCGCGCCCGGGCTCGCCGAGCTCTGCGCGATGGGCTGGGATCCGGCGCACGACCGGTGAGCGGGATCTCGACGTGAGCAAGCGCCGCCGCGACCAGGACGCCGAGCGCGCCTACTTCGACCACGCACGGCGGACGCTCTTCCCGCTGATCCACGACAGCCGGGTCTACCTCGGTCTGTGTCCGGCCGAGCCCGACGCGAAGTTCTGCCTCGAGCTGGGCGCCGCGGTGATGTACGACAAGCCGTTGATCTTCGTGGTCCGGCCGGGCGTGTCGATCCCACCGAAGCTGCGGCGGATCGCCGACGCGATCGTCGAGGTCGAGGACCTCGCCTCCCCCGAGGGCCAGGCCCGGATCGCCGCCGTCCTGAAAGAATGTTCGCCGTGACCGAGCACGAGCGCCGGCCGCTGCGCCTCCTGACAGTAGTCGAGGCCGCGGCCGAGCTGGGCGTGCACGAGAGCTACGTCCGCGAGCTGCTCGACGAGGGCCAGATCGGTGCCGTCAAGCGCGGCAAGGAGTGGCGGATCCCGTACGTCTCGCTCGAGGTCTGGGTGCGCCGCGTCGCCGAGGGCGACTTCGCCGCGGCCGAGGGCCGGCGCCGGCGGTGAGGGTTCCGGGCACCTTGGCATGCACCCGGGGCGGTGGGGGGCTGAGCCGGGCTGCGCTCTGCTGCGCGGCGCTGAGCGGTCGGCGGCTGAGAGCGAACGTTGAGGTGCCATTAACCGCTCCTTACCCACCGCCGCGCCGTTTCCCCGTTCGGCCGTGTCCGTTCCGCGGACACGGGCACCCTGCGGTGGCCCTACGCGGGTGCTTCGGCCGGCCCGCGCAGCCGCCGGCCCAGCGCGCGCGCCGCCTCCCGGGACAGCGCCGGATCCTCGTGGCCGGCGTACTTCATCGTCGTCTCGACGCTCCGGTGCCGGAGCGCACGCTGGAGCACCGGCACCGGCGTGCCGGCGGCGACGCCGAGCATCGCCGCGGCGTGCTTCAGGCGGTGCGTTGCGGCCGAGGGCTCCAGGCCGGCCGCGGCCGTCAGCTTCAAGAGCGCGCCGCGGGCTCGGGCGTACGTCAGCGCCCGCTCGCCCCGGTCCTGGTCGACGAAGACGAGCTCGTCGGGCAGGCAGCGCCGGCCCCGGGCCGCCTCGCGCCGGCGGTGCTCGAGCAGCAGCGCGACCAGGTCGGCGTCGACCGGCAGCGTCGTGGCGCGCTGGCCCTTGACCGGGGCCGGGCCGCGCGGGCCGATCTGCTGCGCGACGGTGAGCGTCTCGGAGAACGGGTCGAGGTCGCGCCAGCGCAGCCCGAGCGCCTCGCCGATCCGGCACGCCGCGTACAGGCAGACCGCCACGACCGGCCCGATCGGCACGCCCGCGACCACCGGCCGCTCCCGGCCCGCCTCGAGCAAGAGCCGCGCCTCGGCCTCGGTGAAGGGGCGCGTCTCCTCCTGCTGGTGGGCCGGGCGCAGCTCGCGCCCGGCGTCGAGGACGGCCCGCAGGTTGTTCAGGTCGGCGTCGCCGGCGAGCTCGCGCCGGAGTACCTGCAGCAGCCGGTCGAAGGCGCCGGCGCGGTCGGCGTCGCTCTCGCCGCGGGCGCGCATCCAGCCCAGCCAGGAGGCCACGTGCCCCCGGCGCACGTCCCGGAGCGCGACGCGGGCGAGGGGGGCGTCCGCGATGCGCTTGCACCAGTGGCGGTACGTCCGCGCCGTGGCCGGCGTGCGGCTGGCGTCGGTTTCCTCCAGGAAGGCGGCGACCGCGCGCGCGACGGTGCGCCGCTCGGCCGCGGCCGAGGGCGTCTCGCCCCGGTCGACCCGCCGCTTGAGCTCGACGAGCGCCGCCTCGGCGACCTGCCGGGCGGCCTTCTCCGCCTCCTCCCGCTCCGCGGGCGGCAGGTCGACGCGCACGCTCGCCGAGCGGTAGTCGTGGCCGCCGTAGCGCGCGCGGAAGACGATCCGCCCGCGGGCGCGGTCGACGTAGCGCCGCACGGTGCCCTGCCCGGGCGGGCGCCGCGGGCGATGGCGCTGCCCGTCCCGCCAGGCGAGCAGGAGCAGCATGACCGCGATCGGGTCCGGCTGCGTGGTAGGCTGGTCCGGCATCTCGTCCTCCAAACGGGGTGCCAGCCCGGGCGCGCTGAGGCGGCGCGGCCCGGGCTTCCTTCGCCCGGCAGTCTACGCCGGCGGGAGGGCGGGTGAGCGCGCCGGATCCCGAGGCCCGCCCGCTGATGTGCCCGGGCTGCATCGAGCGCGAGATCGAGTTGCGTCTACGCCGGCAACAGGTCGCCCGCATCTACGCGATCCTCCGTCAGCTCGGCGGGTTGCGCAGTCTGGACAACCTCCGGCGCCTGTGCGAGCTGCGCCTGATGGAGATCGATGCCCTGGACGATGTCGCACTCGACGCCCAGAAGCGCGCCGCCCGGATCGAGCAGCCATGACCGCGCCCGACCGCGTCGACCGCATGCTCGCCTTCCTGGAGGAGCACCGGGCCGAGGTCGAGGCGCTGCCCTCCGGCGCGGTGCGCTTCGCGTTCCACGGCGACGAGCTGCGCGTCGTCGTCGAGCGTACGCAGAAGCTGCCGGCTGCACGGCAGCCCGCCGCGCTGGTACGCTAGGCCCGGCGACCAGACCCGACACCCGGCGGTCGGCGCAGCTGCGCGCGCGGAAGGGTCCGTGGTCGTCGACCTCGTACGCCAACTTCGGGCCGAAGCGTTTAGGCCGCCGGCCCCTGTCGCTTCGCTGTCGGTCCGCTGATGCGCGAGAGCGTCCGCGCGCGCCGCGCCTACGCCGACTACCTGGCCATGGGCGAGGGGCGCAGCCTCGAGAAGCAGGCTGAGCTCTACCGCCAGCGACAGGGAACCGACAGCGAAGCGACAGCGCCGACGGTCCACGCCCGGCGGCTCTACGAGTGGTCGCGCGTCCACGGCTGGCAGGAGCGCCTGCGGGCGATCGCCGACGCGGCCGCGGCCGAGGCGGAGGCCGCGATCGCCGCCCGACGCCGCGCGGTGCTCGGCGCCGGCCTGGCGTTGGACTTCGAGCGCGTCGACGTGCTCAAGCGCGTCGCCGAGCGCCTCCGCGCTGAGATCGAGGAGGAGGGCCGGCTCTGGGTCCAGGACGCGAAGTGGATCGGGTCGGGCGAGTTCGGCGAACGGGTCGACATCGAGCGGTTCAACGCCGCCGAAGTCGAGCAGCTGCGCGGCCTGCTAGACGACATCGCCAAGGAGAAGGGCGAGCGGGTGCGGCGCCACGAGCACAGCGGGCGCGACGGCGCGCCGATCCCGGTCCAGATCGTGATGCCGGATAACGGCCGTGGCGACCGCGCCCCCGCATAGGCTCGCGCCCCAGCCCGGGGCGCAGTCGGTGTTCCTTTCGTCGCCGGCCGACATCGCCATCTTCGGCGGTGCGGCCGGCGGCGGGAAGACCTGGAGCCTGCTGCTCGAGCCGCTGCGGCACGTCCACAACCCGCGCTTCGGCGCTGTGGTCTTCCGGCGCACGTACCCGCAGATCCGCAACGAGGGCGGCCTCTGGGACAAGTCGGTCGAGCTGTACCCGTGCCTGGGCGCCACCCCCTCGAGCATCCGGCTCGACTGGACGTTCCCGAGCGGCGCCGGCGTCCAGTTCGCCCACCTGCAGCACGAAACCGACAAGCTCAGCTGGCAGGGCGCCGAGGTCGCGCTGCTGGAGTGGGACGAGCTGACCCACTTCTCCGAGTCGCAGTTCTTCTACCTGCTCTCGCGCAACCGGTCCCTCTCGGGCGTGCGCCCCTACGTGCGCGCGACCTGCAACGCCGACGCCGACTCATGGGTCGCGCGCTTCGTCGCATGGTGGATCGGCGAGGACGGCTACGCGCTGCCCGAGCGCAGCGGCGTCCTGCGCTACATGGTCCGGGTCGACGACGAGGTCGTCTGGGCCGACACGCCGGAGGAGCTGCGCGCCCGCTTCCCCGCGGTGCCGCCCAAGTCGGTCACCTTCGTCCTCTCGACGCTCTGGGACAACCCGATCCTGATGCAGCGCGACCCGGGCTACCTGGCCAACCTGATGGCGCTGCCGCTCGTCGACCGCGAGCGTCTCCTGGGCGACCGCGAGCGGGGCGGCAACTGGAAGATCCGGCCGGCCGCGGGCAAGGTCTTCAGCCGCGGCTGGTTCGGGGTCGTCGACGCCGTCCCGGCCGGCGGCGCGGTCGTGCGCGCCTGGGACCTGGCCGCGACGGCCAGGAAGCTGGCCGGGGACGACCCCGACTGGACGACCGGCGTGCGCATGCGCCGCTGCGACGGGCGGTACTACGTCGAGGACGTCGTCGAGGCGCAGGAGGGGCCGGCCGCCGTCAAGCGGCTGATCCTGAACACCGCGGCGCAGGACGGGCGCGGCTGCGCGGTCCGCCTCGAGCAGGAGCCCGGCGCGAGCGGGCTGCTGGTCGCCCACGACCTCGTGACGAGCCTGGCCGGCTACGACGCCCGGGCGCAGTCGCCCTCGGGCGACAAGATCCAGCGCGCGCTCCCCTTCGCGGCCCAGGCCGAGGCCGGCAACGTGTTCCTGCGGCGCGCGCCCTGGAACGACCGCTACCTGACGCAGCTGCACAACCAGCCCGACTGGCCCCACGACGACGCGATGGACGCTTCATCGAGCGCCTTCAACGCGCTCGCCGCCGCGGACCGCTGGGTCAGCGCCTGAGGAGGAGACCGTGAACCCGATCACCCGCGCCGCACGGTTCGTCGCCGACGCCGTTAAGGCGGCCGCCTTGCGCATGCGCTGGGGCGGCGCCCGTGCCTGGTCCTGGACCGGCTCGACGTGGGCGGGCGCGCCCTGGACGACGACCGCCGCGCGCGGCGACGCGCGCACCAACTCGGTGTGCTTCGCCTGCGTCGCATGGATGGCCAGGACGTTCCCCGAGGCGCCGCTGCGGGTCCAGCAGAAGAAGGGCGGCGACCTCGTCCCGCTGCCCGACTTCCCGATGACGACGCTCGTGGCGACGCCGAACCCCCACTACGCCGGCCTGCTGCTGTGGCAGGCCACGATCGCGGACTGGGTCTACGACGGCAACGCCTACTGGGGCAAGATCCGCGGCGACGCCGGCCGCCCGACGCAGCTCTGGTGGCTCCCCACCGGCACCGTCGAGCCGCGCTGGGACGACGACGGCAAGACGTTCATCACCCACTACGACTACACCGTCGGCGGCCAGACGATCGAGCTCGCGCCCGCCGACGTCGTGCACTTCCGGTACGGGCTCGACCCCGAGAACGTGCGCAAGGGCCTCTCCCCGCTCCGCTCCGTGCTGCGCGAGGTCCTGACCGACGAGGAGGCGGCGCTCTTCTCGAGCGCGCTGCTGCGCAACGTCGGGGTGCCCGGTGTCGTGCTCGCTCCGGACCCGACCGCCGGCCAGGTCGGCCCGCCGTTGACCGCGCAGGAGGTCGAGGTCGTCAAGGCCGACTTCATGGCCAAGTTCGGCGGCGCCCGGCGCGGCGAGCCGCTCGTCCTGGGCGTGCCGATGAAGGTCTCGACCCTCTCGTTCTCGCCCGACCAGATGGACCTCGGGCGGCTGCGCGAGCTCCCCGAGGAGCGCATCACGGCCGCGCTCGGGATCCCGGCGATGGTCGTCGGCCTCGGGGCGGGACTTTCGCGTAGCACTTTTTCAAACTACGAGGAGTCACGGCGCGCCGCGTACGAATCGAACCTGATCCCGACCCAGCGGCTGTTCGCGGCCGAGCTGCAGACCCAGCTCCTCGGGGACTTCGGCGACCCGGGCCGCCTGCTCGTCGACTTCGACCTGAGTCAGGTGCGCATCCTGCAGCCCGACGTCGATGCGCTCTGGAAGCGGCTCGACGTGGGCGTGCAGGGCGGCTGGGTGATGGTCGACGAGGCGCGCGAGCGCGTCGGGCTGCCGCCGTTGCCCGACGGCCAGGGCGAGGTGCTCTACGTCCGGGCGACGAACATCCCGACCGCCCCCGACGCGCTCGTGCCCGAGGCGGAGGAGGAGAAGCCCGCGCTCGAGGCGCCCCCGGAGCTGCGGGTGCTGCCGCCGCCGAAGGTGGCGCGCCGCCCGTCCGCGGCGAAGGCGGCCGACTTCGCCGACAGCCTGCTGCGCGTGCGCGTGCGGCTGCAGGCGCCCTGCGCGCGCGCTCTCTCGGCGTACCTGCGCGGTCTCGGCGACCGGACCGCCGCGGCGATCTCGGCGCCGAAGGCCGATGAGAGGCCCGACTTCGAGCGCGAGCAGGCGAAGCTGAACGCGCTGCTGGCGCGCTGGTACAAGCGGATGGGCGCCGCGGTCGTGCCGCTGGCCGAGGACTACCTCGGCGTGTCTTTCGAGCTCGACGACCCGCAGACGCGCGCCTTCCTCGAGCTGGCCGGCGCCAACGTCGTCGGCATCCTCGAGCACACCCGCGCCGAGGTCGCCGCCGCGCTGCAGGCGGGCCAGGCCGCGGGCGAGGGCGTCGAGGCGCTCGCCCGGCGGGTACGCGCGCTCGGCGTCTTCTCGGACGGCCGGGCGCGCACGATCGCGCGGACCGAGCTCGCGATCGCCAGCCAGGCGTCCGCCCTGGCGAGTTACACGGCCTCCGGCGTGGTCCACGGCGTGCGCATCCTCGACGGCGACGGCTGCGGGTTGCGGTCCCACGACGACCCGACCAAAGCCGACGGGCTGATCATCCCGCTCGACCAGATGGCGGATATCCCGCATCTGGCCCACCCGAACTGCGTCCGGGCGTTCTCGCCGGTCGTCGATCCCGGCGAAGTCTCCCGCGGCGTGGCCGCGTGAGCGCCGGACGCGCCACAAGCCCGAAAAACGCGCCTGCGGGCGTGCGGACGGCCCCTGGGTCGTTTGCGCGCGCCGGCGCGTCCGGTCGGCAGCGCCAGGGCTCCCGCTTCGCGCGATGGGCACCGCCGTGACGCCCCAGCAGCTCAAGTGCCCCGCTTGCGGGCGGTGGCTCGCCGAGGTGGCGGATTACGCCCGGGTGGTCTGCGCCGGCTGCGGTGCGGAGGTCACCTACAAGAGCCGGGAGGAGCGCAAGCGGGGGCCGGTCGTGACACCGGTGCCGCGCCAGCAGGTGAGCTAGCGCACGCCACCACGGCGGTTATGGTAGCCTGCGCCGCACACAAAGGCGCCCCGCGGCCGTTCAGCGCGGCCGCGGGGCTGCACCACGAGGAGGTCGCCTCGCGATGCCACGGGAGTCTACGCGCCGGTGGACGCCGCTCTCGGAGCCCGGGCCGTGAGCCCGGTGAACGAGTACGGCGTCGGGTACAGCAAAGACACGCAGTTCAAGCAGGACTGCGTCGGCAAGATTTTCGCCGCGGACCTCAGCATCAGCCGCAAGGTCCTCGACCGCCACCCCCGGTGGCACCGCAATCCGGTGTGCGTCGATTTGACCGCCGGTTGCGGTGTCGTCAACGGCGCCGACGGCAGCCCGCTGATCATGCTCGAGACGGCCCGCCGGCTGGGCATCACCGTCGACGCGTACCTGATCGAGCAGAACCACGCGGCCGTCGCCGAGTTGCGCACCCACCTGGATCAACGGGGGCTCCAGGCGACCGTCCTCGCGGGCGATCACACCAGCCGTTGGGCCGACGTCGAGCGCGCGCTCGGCGCGCGGGCCCGTTGGTCGGTCGGATTGGTCTACCTCGACCTCAACGGCGTCGAGCAGCCCTGGGACCTGCTCGGGCGGATCGCGCAGGTCTGCCCACGCCTCGACCTCCTGCTGTCGCTGGCGCCGGCCTACCGCAAATGGCACGCCGCGCAGGGCCGGGACGACGGGAGGCTGATCGAGCGCGTATCGGGCATCGGTAAGCAGCACATCGTTCTGCGCCGCCCGGCCGGGCACGGCCAGTGGACGCTCGTGCTGTTGAGCAACACGGACTTCCTGACGGGGCACTTCCGCCGGCAAGGGTTCCGCCCGTTGGGGTCGCCGGAGGGTCAGGCGATCGCCGAGCTGCTCGACCTGACCGAAGAGGAGCGCAAGGCGCGTTACCAGCCCCGGCTGCCGTTCGGGGAGGCCTGGTGACGGACGCGGGCCCGCTCGCCGCCGCGCACGAGCTCGCCCGTCATGAGGCGACGATCGGGCGCGGTCTGTCGACCTTCGTCGAAGTCGGCCGCGCGCTGGTGGCCATCCGCGACGGCCGCCTCTACCGCGGGACGCACGCCACGTTCGAGGAGTATTGCCGGCAACGCTGGGACTTCGACCGGACGCGGGCGTACCAGCTCATAGACGCGGCCGGCGTCGTCGACCGCGTGTCGACAATTGTCGACACGCCGCCTGCGACCGAGAGTCAGGCGCGGCCACTCGCCCGCCTGCCCGTGGCCGAGCAACCGGCTGCCTGGGCGCGCGCGGTCGACACGGCGCCCAATGGCCGCGTCACGGCCACCCACGTCGCGCGTGTCGTCTCACAGATGCGCCGGCCCGGACGGCAACCCGGCGCCGTCGTGACGCTCACGGCATGGCACGCGATGACGCGGGGGGAGCAAGAGCGGCTGATCGCCGAGGCGCCGCGCGCCAGCCGGGCGGGCATGACCGACCACCGCGAGCGGGAATCGAACGCGGCGATCGAGTGGGCGCTCTGGTCACGGAACGTCGTCACGGGCTGCGAGCACGATTGTCCGTACTGCTACGCCCGCGACATCGCCGAGCGGTGGTTCGCCGGCTACGGCTTCGAGCCGGCTTTCCACCCCGACCGGCTGCACAGCCCGCGGAACGTGAAGCCGCGACCGGGCGGCCCCGGCGCCAACAACATCTTCTGCGACTCGATGGCCGACCTCTTCGGCAAGTGGGTGCCGCAGGAGTGGATCGACGCCGAGCTCGCCGTCGCCCGCGAGTGCCCGCAGTGGAACTTCCTCTACCTCACCAAATTCCCGCAACGGATGGCGCAACAAGACTGGCCAGAAAACGCCTGGGTCGGGACGAGCGTGGACCGCCAGGCCCGGGTCGCGACCGCGGAACGCGTCTTCGCCCGTGTCAGAGCCGGCGTCCGGTGGCTATCCTGCGAGCCGATGCTCGAGCGCCTGACGTTCTCGAGCCTCGAAGGCTTCGATTGGATCGTGATCGGCGCCGCGACCGCGAGCTCGCAGACGCCGGCGTTCAAGCCGCCGGACGAATGGATCGACCACCTCATCAAGCAGGCCGATGCGGCCGGGTGCCCCGTCTACCTCAAGACCAACCTACGCTACCGGCGCCGGTACCCGACTCCCCGACGACCGCTTGACACCGAACAGGCGACCGTGCATGCTGGTGCCCGTCTAACCGTCTAGCCGTCCAGCGGGCACGTTCGCCCAGGCATCGCGCCCCGCGCCGTTTGTGGGCTCAGGCGCCGGGTGCGCCTGCGTGGAGCACAAGACCTTCCCGGTCACCGGCTTCTCCGTCGACGGGGAGGGCGCCGGCCGCTTCGGCGGCCACGTCGCCGTCTTCGGCAACGTCGACCACGGCGGCGACCTGATCGAGCCGGGCGCCACGGTCGCCTCGCTGCCGAACCTGGTCGCGCGCGGCTTCCTGGCCTGGGCGCACGACTACAAGGCGCTGCCGATCGGGATGATCGACGAGGCGCGCGAGGACGCGGTCGGGCTGTACATCGCCGGCCCCTTCCACTCGACCCCCTTCGCGCAGGAGGCCCGCACGACGGCCGCCGAGCGCCTCGCCGCGGGCAAGCCGATGGGCATGTCGATCGGCTACGACCCGCAGGAGTGGACCTACCGCAAGATCGACGATGCGCGCGGCCCCCGCGGCGACGACCAGGTCCGGGTGCTCACCCGCATCGACGTCCTCGAGGGCAGCCTCGTCCCGCTGCCGATGAACCCGAAGGCCGGGCTCACCGACGTCAAGGCCGAGTGGAGCGCCGCGGCCGTCAACAACCTCCCCGATTCCGCATTCGCCGTGGTCCTCTCGGGCGGCGAGAAGGACGAGGATGGCAAGACGGTCCCGCGCAGCCTGCGCAAGCTGCCCCACCACGGGCCGTCGGGCGCGGTCGACCTCCCGCACCTGCGCAACGCCCTCGCCCGGCTACCGCAGGCCGACCTACCGGCCGAGGCGGCCGGGCGGGCGCGTCGGCACCTCGAGCGGCACGCCGCGGTCGAGGGGGTCGGCGAGGCCGGCAAGCTGCTGCACGACCTCGAGCACGAGCTCGTCGGCGCCGGTCTCGACCTGAAGGAAGGCCGGCAGCTCTCGGCGGCGAGCCGCGCCCGCATCCGCGCCCTGCTCGAGGTCCTCGACGGCCTCGACGGCGCGCGCACCGACCTGCACGCCTGGCTCGAGGCCACCGAGCCGCCCCCGAAGAGCGCCGCCGCGCGGCTGCGCTTCGACACCGAGCGCCTGCTGGCGCGCGTGCGCCTGACGTGCGGCTCCGCCGCACGGAACCGGATCTGAGGAGGGACACCCCCGTGAAGCTAGCCGAGCTGCTGACCCAGATCGAGGAGAAGGCGCGCCAGGTCAAGACGCTCTGGGACGACGCCGACGCCGAGGGGAAGGACGCCGACCGCGACAGCGTCGTCAAGCTCAACCAGGAGCTCGAGGAGCTCGAGAAGAAGGCGCTCGACCTCAAGCAGGACGCCGAGTGGCGGATCGCCAACGACCGCCGCCTCGACGACCTGCGCCGCCCGACCGGCCACCTGCCGATGCCCGGCGCCAACGGGAAGAACGGCAAGAGCGCGCTCGGCCCGGCGACGGCCAAGTCGCTCGGCGCGCACTTCGTCGAGTCGGAGACGTGGCAGGCCTACGTCAAGGCCGCCGCGCCGGGCGGGCGCTTCCCCGACGGCCAGCACGTCCAGTCGCCGCCGCTGCGCGCCGCCGACTACCTCACCCTCAAGACGCTCATCACCGGCCTCGCTCCGACCTCCGGGGGCGCCTTCGTCGTGCCCGACCAATCGGGCATCTTCGACCCACTCGGCCGCCGGCCGGTCACGCTCCGCTCGATCGTCTCGGTGCGCCAGACGACCTCGGACGCGGTCGAGTACGTGCGCCAGGTCAGCCGCGCCAACGCGGCGGCCCCGGTCGCCGAGGCGACCGCGACGACCGGCACCAGCGGGACCAAGCCCGAGGGCGGCTTCACCTTCGAGCGGGTGCAGGAGCTGGTGCGCACGATCGCGGAGTGGGTGGCGGCGACCAAGCGGGCGCTCTCGGACGCCGCGCAGCTGCGCGGCATCATCGACGACGAGCTGCGCGCCGACCTGGTCGAAGCCGTCGACTGGCAAATCCTCAACGGCGACGGCACCGGCGAGAACTTCACCGGATTGCTCCACGTGGACGGCACGCAGGAGCAGCTCTGGGACACGAACATCCTGACCACGACCCGCAAGGGCCGCACCAAGGTCCTCACCCCGGGCCGCAGTGTGCCCTCCGCCTACGTGCTGAACCCGCTCGACTGGGAAACCATCGACCTGCTGCAGGACAACGAAGCGCGCTACTACTTCGGCGGCCCGAGCGTGATCGGTACCCCACGCCTCTGGGGCCTGCCCGTCGTCGAGACCGAGGCCCAGACCCAGGGCACGGGCTGGGTCGGCGAGTGGCGCCGGATCGTGCTCTGGGACCGGGAAGAAGCCAACGTTAGTGTTAGCGATAGCCACGCAGACTTCTATATCAGGAACTTAGTCGCTATACTTGCGGAATTGAGAGCGACAATGGGATGCATTCGTCCATCGGCTTTCGTTAAGTTGGATTTGACGGCTGCCTGACCGACATAGCAGTTGGGATTAGTCGTTAATGCGTCGGATGCGTGCCGGGCTACGGGCGTGATGAGCCGCGAATCGGGTAGACTATTAGCCATCGAGGCGAGTGCCCCCGCGCTGCTGAGAACAGCCGGGGGCGTGGCCGGAACCTTCGTGGAGGTCCCGACGGGTGGACAGTGTACCCGCGTCCAAACGCTGCGCGGCGTGCCGGCGGGAGTTGCCGGCCGCGGCGTTCCACACCTGCAGGCGGGCGCGCACGGGCCTGCAGTCGAACTGCAAGGCGTGCGCGCGGGCCGCGACGACGGCCTGGTGGGCGGCGAAGGGCCGCCCGGCGCAGCGCGCGTACCACCGCGCCTGGCGGGCCGAGCACCCGGGCAGCTCACGCGCGGCGAGCCGCGGGCACTACCGACGCAACCGCGTCCGGGAGATCGCGCGGGTCCTCGGCTGGCGTCGGGAGAACCTCGACTGGGTCAAGGCCTACAACCGGCGCTGGCTGAAGCAGTCCGGCAAGAACCGCGAGTACATCCGGCGCTACACCGCACGCAAGCGCGGCGCGACGGTTCTGCCCGTCGGCGAGGCCGACCTGCGGGCCAAGGTGCTCTACTGGGGCAACCGCTGCTGGGTCTGCCGTGGGCCGGCGCAGGCCATCGACCACGTCAAGCCGCTGACGAAGGGCGGCGCGCACGTGCTCGCCAACCTGCGCCCCATCTGCACGTCGTGCAATTCGCGCAAACGCAACCGCTGGCCGTTCGTGCCCCCGCTACCCTGATGCGCGGGGAGGCCGTCGCCTCCCGGAAGGGAGTCTAGATGGCCTACCTGAACCCGGCCGCCGGCTTCGCCCGCCAGGGGCTGACCTCCGCGGGGGCGCCGGGCGCCGGCACCGACGAGGTGCAGAGCGTGGCCGTGTCGGGCACGCCGACCGGCGGCACCTTCCGCCTGTCGTTCGACGGGCAGCGGACCGACCCGCTCGCCCACGACGGCACGACCGCGGCGATGCAGACCGCCCTGCGGGCCCTGCCCGCGATCGGGGCGACCGGCGTGACCGTCACCGGCACGCCGCCGAACTACGTTCTCACGTTCGGCGGCTCCCTCGCCAAGCTCGACGTGCCCCAGGTCCAGGCCGCCGACGTGGCGCTCACCGGCGGCACCACCCCGGGGGTGACGACCGCGACCACGACCCCGGGCGTGACGGCCACCGGCCGCGGCGCGCCGAAGGGCAGCACACTGACGCGCGCCGACACGGGCGTCCTCCTGATAAACACGGGCACGGACCTCGCCCCGACGTTCGTGAGCGTCGGCTCGCAGACGTGACGCTCGTGACCGCCGACGTCTTCGGCCGGCCCGGCGTGCGGCGCTGCCCGGTCTGCGGCGCGCCGGACGCGGCCTGCGGCGGGCCGACCGCGCGCGCCGGCGTCGGCGAGATCCTCGTGACCCGCGTAGGAGGTGGCGCGATGGCGGAGCTGGCCCGCTACGTCGACGACAAGGGGAACATCTTCCGCACGACCAAGGCCGCCGCCGAGCGGCGCGGCCTCAAGCCCTGGACGCCGCCCGGGGCGGCCGCCCCCGCCGAGGAAAAGGCCCAGGCGGCGCCGCCGCAGACGACCGCCCGGCGCAGCCCGCCGGCCGACAAGAGCGCGTAGGGAGCGCGCGGGGTGGCGGCCAAAGGGTACTGCACCCCCGAGCAGCTCGCGGCCGCGCTCGGCGTGCCGCTGACGCCCGAACTCGAGGCCCAGCTCGACCCGTTCATCGCCGCGGCCGAGGCGGACGTCGACGCCTACACCGAGCACGCCTGGTTCGAGCCCACGCCCGTGACCGACGAGCCGTACCTGATCAGCCGGCCCCACCTGAACCTGATCAACCTGCCTGTCCTGACCGTCGACGAGGTCGTCTGGTTACCCGACGGGCCGACCACGCAGACGCCGACGCCGCTGGACCCGACCGCCTACGCGCTGCTGGAGGGCGCGACGGGTGCGCTCTGGCTCGGCCCGACCTGGGCGCCGTGGGGCGGCTACCCCGCCTGGTCGGGCGGCCCGCTCTGGCTGCGCGTCTCGTACACGACCGGCGCGGTGGTCCCGCCCGAGGTGACCCGCGCCGCGATCGAGACCGCCGCGGTCGGCTACCGGCGCTCGGCGGACCAGGCGACCGCCGCCGCACTCGCCTCGGGGGTCAAACGCTACACGGTCGGCCAGGAGCTGACGGTCGAGTTCGCCGACGACGCGACGACGACGACCGCCGCGCTGGCCGCCACCGGACTGCCGCCCGCGGCCGTGGCCGCGCTCGGCCGCTGGCGGCCCTCCCTGGCGTGGGCTTGAGCCGTCGATGCAGGCGCTGCTGTTCAACACCACCTGCGCCGTCTACACGCCCGACCCGACGACCAAGCGGTACACCGTGCAGCAGACCAGCGGCCTCCCCTGCCGCCTGGCGCACAACCCGACCGGGACCGGCGCCCCGCTGCCGGAGCGGGCCGAGCTGATGCAGTCGCGCCGCCTGATCTGGCCGCCCGACTACGTCATGCCCGACTACGCCGAGGTCGAGGTCGGCGGCGATCGCTGGCGCCCGATCGGTGGCACCTTCGGCAAGTTCGTCGAGGAATGGCCGACGTACCGGGTGGCCCTGGTCGTGAAGAGGGCGGCCTGATGCCGGTGCGCGTCGAGCTGCGCGGCGCCCGCCAGGCCATCGCCCGCCTCGAGCGGGAGCGGCGCCGGGCCGAGGACATGCGCCGCGCCCGCGTGCTCATCGGCTCCTCGCTCGTCTACGCGTACGGCATCGAGACGGGGCGCACGCGCACGGGGCGCCTCGCCCGGCGCGTCGGCGGGGCGCGCATGCTCGCGCGGGGGCTCGAGCAGACGCGCGGCGAGATCGGCGACGCCGTGCGCCGGGCCGGCCGCGGCGGCGAGCTGCCCGGCCGCGAGCTCCTGCTCGCCCTCGCCTACAAGGTGCTGGGCCGGGCGATGGCGCTTACCCCGGTGGTGACCGGCACGCTGCGCCGCTCTCTGCGGGTGTGGGAGCGCGGTCGATGAGCGCGCCGTTCGACGCCGCGGCGGTGCTGGACGCGCTCAAGACGAAGTTGGAAGCCACGACGGGCGTGGGCGCCGTCTTCGTCGGCGTGCCCGAGGCGCCGCAAGACCAGCTCACCGCCACGGTCAGCCTGGCCGGCGCGACGCTGCTGCGGCCCAAGACGGTCGGGACGATCCTGCGGCGGCTGCGCTACCGCGTCGAGTTCGGCTACCGCGTCGCCGGGCAGGAGGAGGAGGCCGAGCGCGGCGTCGCGGCGGCGCTGGACGACTTCCTGATCCGCCTCTACGCCGACCTGACGCTCGGCGGCGCCTGCAACAGCGCGGTCGACATCGACCTGAGCCAGGCCGACGCGCCGGAGTACCAGACGCGGGCCGGGCTCGAGGAGCGGTTCTACCCCGTCATCGTCAGCGCCGACCAGGTGACGCCGTACAGCGCGACGACCAGCCAGTGACGTAGGAGGCAGCAGCGATGCCGGGAGAGACCTGGAGGCAAATCGTCGAGGCGGGCGTCGAGACGACCTGGGGCACCCCCGTCGCCGGCACCCGCAAGCTCTACCCCTTGCTCGACGGCTTCTCGCTCACCAACGAGCGTGAGGGGCGGCCCAAGCGCATGGCCGTCAACAGCAGGGCGAACGTGCGCGGCTTCACCTCGGGGCCGGATGTGGTCGGCGGCTCCTGCCGCATCGACGTCTCCTCCGACGAGTTGATCGAGTGGCTGCTGATCACGCTGCAGGGCGGCGTCACCCCGACGACCCCGTCCGGCGGTACGCTCGCCCGTCTCTGGACCTTCACGCCCGGCGGCGAGACGTTGGACAGCGCGACCTTCCGCTACCACGACGGAGCGAACCCGTTCATCGTCGCCGGCGTCTACGGCCAGTCTCTCACGATCGAGGGCAGCGCCGACGCCGAGAACACCGTCACCGTCGAGCTCTTCGGGAAGAGCCTCGCCCCCGGCGCTTTGACCGGCGGATTGGCGGACCGCACACCCGAATACTTGGAGGGCTGGCAAGCGAACTGTTACATCGATAACTTCGGCGGAACGGCGGGAACAACCGCCGTCGTTGCGCTATTGGACTGGAACATCCGCATAGCGAACAACTTAACGCGGAAGTATTACGCCGACAACAACAAAGCGCTCAACAAGATACCGATCGGCGTGCTCGAGGCGACGGCCCAGCTCAGCTTCGAGGCGAGCGAGGCGGCCGCGCTCACCGAGTACGGGCACTGGGACACCGACACGCCGCGGCTGGTGCGGCTTGAGTTCCTCGGCCCCAGCAACGGGATCGAGGCGGGCCAGCGCCGCTTCGTCACGATCGACCTACCCGGCCACTGGTCGGCGCCGGAGCTCGCCAACGAGGGTGAGGGGACGCGGGAGTACCGCTTCACGCTCGAGACGCGCTACGACAGCACGAACGCGTATATGGCCCAGGTCCGGGCCCAGAACGCCCGCGCCGCCGCGTGGGCCGCATGAGCCGGGCAGCACAGGCGCGGCCGGCCCCGGCGCCGGCGAACGGCGCCGATCCGCACCCCGACGGCGTCGCCGAACCGCACCGGGTGCTCGTGGACGCCCGCCCGGCCAGGGCTCCCGCGGAGCGGCATGCGCGGGAGCAGGTGGCGCCTGCCCCCGCGTTGCGGACCCGCCTCCAGCCGGCGGCGCCGGGACCGGACGGGCGTCCGCGGGCGCCGCGGCGCGAGGTCGAGGTCGAGATTCCTGGCTACGACGGCTTCCGCTGCTGGCTGTGGGCGAACTACCCGCGGCGCCTGCTCGACGAGCTCAACAGCAACGACGAGCCGCGCATCGCGGCCGCGATGCGCGTGATCCTGGTCGAGCACAACGGCTGGTGCGACGCCGGGGGCGAGCCGTACCCGGCGGCCGACGACCCGGCGTTCTACACCGCGATCCCGCTCGAGCTCGCCGTCCTGATCGCGCGGTGCGTCGCCCAGGTGCCAGCCGTCTACCCCCAATCACTGAGCCCGACCGGCGGGCGTTGAGCCGGTGGCTGCGCTCCGAGCGGCGGTCCCGCCTGCCGGTGCCGTGGCTCTACGTGCGGGCGAAGATCGCCGCCGCCTGGGGCGTCCCGCCCTGGGAGGTGGACGAGGCGCCCTGGTCCGAGGTCGCGCTCGCCCAAGAGCTGCTATTCGTGACCGGCGAGATCCTGCTCGCGCCGCGCGTCTCGTGAGCGCAGCCAGAACGCGCCGCCGAGGGCGGCCAGGACGGCCAGGATGAGCAGCGGGTTGCGGGCGGCGAACCGGCCGATGCTCCCGCCGACGTGCACCGACTCGAGCGCCGGGCGCAGCGCCAGCGTGGCGCGCATGCCGTCGGCGACCGCCGGGACGAACCCGACGAGGGCGAGGAAGACGACGACGATCGCGGCGCCGAGCGCCGCCTGGCGTGGGCTGGGCATGGGGAGCACCTCCGGCGGTCCAGCGGGGCGGAGCCCCGCTTCCCTTCGGGCACTCTGGCGCCGCCGCGTCCAGAGACGGTAGCGGCGGGGTGTAGGGATGGCGGACATGACCGTGGCGGTGGCGCTGGTCGGCGAGGACCGCGCCTCCGGCCCGATCGGGCACGTCTCCGTCGCGCTCAAGGGGCTCGAGAGCGCCGCCGCGGCGCCGACCCGCGCGATCGGCGGGCTCGGCGACATCCTCGGCAAGGTCGGCCTGGCCGGCATGGGCATCAGCGCCGTCGCCGGCACCGTCAAGGCGCTCGGCGGCGCGCTCGTCTCGCCGATCCAGGCCGCCTCCGACCTCTCCGAGTCGATCAACAAGGCCGACGTCGTCTTCGGCGACAGCGCGGCCTCGATCCAGGCGTGGGCGAAGACCGCCGCGGCCTCGATGGGGCAATCGCGGGCCGAGGCGCTCGGCGCCGCCGGCGGCTTCGGCAACCTGTTCGTCTCGATGGGTTTAGGACAGAAGCCGGCCGCCGACCTGTCCAAGCGCATCGTGGAGCTCGGCTCCGACCTGGCCTCGTTCAACAACATCAAGCCCGAGGAGGCGCTCGAGAAGCTGCGCGCCGGCCTGGTCGGCGAGGCCGAGCCGCTGCGCGCGCTCGGGGTGAACATCAACGCCGCCGCGGTCGAGGACGAGGCGCTGCGCCTCGGGCTCGCCAAGACGAAGGACGAGATCACCGACGCGGCGAAGATCCAGGCGCGCTACAGCCTGATCCTCAAGCAGACGAAGACCGCCCAGGGCGACTTCGCCCGCACCTCGACCGGCATGGCCAACGCCCAGCGCATCATCACGGCGAGCCTGGCCGACCTGCAGACGCAGATCGGCGAGCGGCTGCTGCCGGTGGTCGCGCCGCTCGTCTCCTCCTTCGCCCAGGCGCTGCCGCGGGCGATGGAGGCCATCGCGCCGATCCTGGACCGGGTCGGCGACGAGCTCCAGGTGTGGGCCTACGCCTTCGGCGAGGGCGGCATCGGCGGCATCATCGAGCAGGCCGTCGACGACATCTCGTCGGGCCGCCTGTTCGGGGCGCTGCGCGACCTCGGCCAGGGCGCCGTCACGGCGCTCGTGGAGGGCTTCCGGGCCGCGCGCGACCTGGCCGGTCGGGTCGGCGGCTGGCTCGGCGAGCAGATCGCCCGCATCGACTGGGGGCGGGTCTGGTCGACGGTCCGCGGCGTCGCGGCGGGGCTGCTCGCCGGGCTCGGGTCCATCGTCTCCGACGTGACCTCCTGGCTCGTCGCCCAGTGGCGGTCGATCAACTGGACGGCGGTCTGGGGCGCGGTCACGAACATCGCCTCGGGCCTGGTCGGCGCGCTCGGCTCGGTCGTCTCCGACGTGACGGCCTGGCTCGTCACGCAGTGGAAGGCGATCCAGTGGCCGCAGGTGTGGGCGGCCGTAACCGGGATCGGCTCGGGGTTGGTCAGCGGCGCCGTCTCGATCGCGCAGAGCGTCACGAGCTGGGTCAGCACCCAGTGGCAGAACATCGACTGGGGCTCGGTCTGGAACAGCGTCAAGGGCGTCGGCGAGACGCTCGTGACCGGGCTCGTCGCCGTCGCCACGGAGGTCACGACCTGGCTCGGCGTCCAGTTCGGCTCGGTCAAGTGGGACGAGGTCTGGAAGGCGGTCCAGGGGCACGGCGAGGCGCTGGTCAAGTCCCTGGCGCCGATCACCGAGGACGTGCAGACGTGGCTCGTCGCCCAATGGGCCGCGATCAGGTGGGACGAGGTCTTCGCCGCGGCCGGGACGGCGGCCGAGATGACCCGCTCGCTCGAGGGCGAGATCAACAAGATCGAGGTCGGCGGCCCGATCGGGCGGGCGCTGGCCCGCGCGCTCGTCGGCACGATGAAGTTCGCCGTCGAGGCGGCGACCGGCCCCGGCGGCGGCTTCGACGGCGCGGGCCTGCTGATGGTGGCGGCCTGGCTCCGCGAGGTCGCGATGTTCCCGTTCTTCGTACTGGGCTGGGTCCGGCGCGAGTTCATGGAAGCGGTGAAGCAAGGCCTCGCGGAAGGGGTCGAGCAGCTCAACCTCGCCCAGTTCACGACCGACCTGAAGAACAAGGTCCTCGGGGCGATCAGGGCGATCTTCCCGATCAAGGCTGGCCCGGTCACGCTCTCGCTCTCCGGGGTCAGCATCGAGCCGGTGGTCGTCCGCACGCCCTTCCAGCCGACCCCGCCGCCGCTCGGCGGGACGGGCGAGACGATCCCCGGCTTCCAGCGCGGCGGCGTCTTCCGCGTCGGCGGGCGCGGCGGGCCGGACAGCCAGCTCGTCGCCTTCCGTGCCACGCCCGGCGAAGTCGTCGCGGTCGGCCACGGGCGCAGCGAGCCCGGCGGCTACGGCGCGGTCAGCGTCACGATCAACATGGGCGGCGTCAGCGTCTCGGGCCAGGGCGACGAGGAGCGGTTCGTCGCCCGGATGCGCGACGAGCTCGAGTCGTTCTTCACCGACGGCTTGCGCGCCGCGCGCACCAGCGGCACGCGCTTCCCGCTCGGGGTGCGCGGCCCGGCCGGGGCGTAGATGGCGACGTTCGGGACGGCCAGCTTCGGGGTTCTGTTGGCGGGCGACGGCCGTCTCCCCGCGCTCGAGCGCGACGGCGGCGTGACGATCACCCCGGTCCCCTACGCCGGCGCCGACCACGTCCAGTTCCGCAAGCCCGGCTCGCCGCGCCTGCGCTTGCAGATCAGCGTCGAGAGCGACTGGGAGTGGGACGCGCTGTCGTCGTACCTCGGCGACGGCGTGCCCAAGACGCTCGGCGACTGGAACGGTCTGGGCACGAACCTGCCGGGGATGGTGCTCGCCGAGCTGCGCGGCCGGCGCCTCGCCTGGATGGCCGACTGGGAGGCCGAGGCGACGTTCATCCAGGTCGCCTCGTCGTGACGCTCTTCGTCCCGACCGACATGGGCATGTGGGTCGGCAGCCCCTACCAGACCCCGATCGCGCGCGTGCTGATCGGCGGGCAGACCGCGCTGCGCGTCACCGGCGTGCAGGTCGACCTGGGCTTCGGCACGCAGTCGAGCCGGGCGACGTTCACCGTCGTCGGTCCGACGCTGCCGACCTGGGCGCCGGGCAATCCGGTGACGATCGCGCTCGGCTTCGCCGGCCTCGGCGGCGGCTTCCAGCCCGTCTTCGGCGGCGAGGTCGTCACGGTCGACCTGTCGTACTTCCCGCACCGGGTGCAGGTGGAGGCGCAGGGTTACCTGAGAAGGCTCGACCCGACCTACGAGGAGGAGGGCTTCGCGTACAGCTCCGTCACCGACGGCTTCATCTGGACCGAGTTGATGCGCAAGTCGCTGATCCCGCGCTACCAGACCGGGCCGGCGGTCGACGAGGGGATCACCTACGGGGGTCGCCGGCCGGTCGAGGTCGCCCAGCAGGGGACGCCGCGGGAGCTGGTCGACAAGCTCGACGCGAGCAGCCCGGGCGGCTTCAAGACCTTCGAGGTGCAGGGCATCGTGATGCGGACCCGGGTCGCGCCGATCCCGGCCGCCAACGCCAGCTTCCGCTACGCCCAGGGCGCGGCCGTCTACCCGGTGCTGCGCCTCCTCGAGGTGCGGCGCCGGGACACGGTCGCCGACCTCAACAACCGCGTCATCGTCGAGGGACTGCAGGAGGCGGATGGCACGCGCGTCTACGCCGACCGGCGTGCCGATTCGCCGTACGTGCCGCAGGATCCCGACGGCTACTTCCGGGACAGCGTGTTCACGTTCTCCAGCGACATCATCGAGAACCGCGATCACTGCGATCTCCTGGCGCAGCGGTACATGTCCGAACAGAACCGGCGGCGCGAGGAGCTCGAGCTGCGCGTCCCGCTCAACCCGTACTTGATGCCCGGCCACACGATCGGATTGACCGCCGAGAAGATCGGGCTGAGCACCGAGCGCAACTACTGGATCATGCAGGTCGGCCACGAGTACGGCGCCTCCGGCGCGTTCTCGCGGGTGGAGCTGGTCGGCGGGGCCGGGGACACCGGCTACCTGATCGGCCTGGACCCGGTCGCGGCGTTCACGTTCACCGTCACCTCGGAGGCCTACCTCGTCGGCGGCGTGCCGACCCGCGTCTACTCCGTCGCCCTGGACGGCTCGCCCTCCTTCGACCCCGACGGGGCGATCGTCTCCTACGCCTGGTCCGCCTCCACCGGGGCGACCGGCACGGGCGCGACCTGGTCGGTCGGCTTCACGGAGGCCGAGTGGAACGCCTCCCCGACGGTGACGCTGACGGTGACCGACGGCGACACGGATCCCACCGGGCCGCACACGAACAGCCACACCGAGACGATCAGCGGGGACGTCACCGCGGTCGGCACCCGGACGCTCTACGTCGCCGCCGGGGCGCAGGCCGACGCGACCGGCGACGGCGGGATGACGTGGCAGACGTGGGAGCCGGGCGCGGCCGTGACCGTGCGCTCGACGCCGGAAGTGGCGCCTTTGACCCACACGTATTTCGGCCTCAGCGACGGCAAGCTCTACCGCAGCGACGACGCGCTCGTGTCGGAGCCGACGCTGGTGCACACCTTCCCCAGCTCCGTCGAGTGCATCTGGGTCAACGAAGCCAACGCGGTGCGGGTCTGGGTCGGCCTGGCCAACGGCGAGGTCTGGTACACCGTCCAGGCTGACCTGCTCGCCGAGGCCGTCTGGCTCGAGGCGGTGGACTTCCCCAGCCGGGTCAACTGGGTGGTCGAGAGCTACGCCGCCGACGGCCAGGTCCGCGCGTGCGCCGGCGAGAACGTCTACGTCACCTACGACGGCTTCGGCACCTACGGCGTGCTCACCACGCTCGCCGGCGGCGAAGCGAAGCGCGTCGCCTTGTCGTTCTTCGGCAACTACGCCAGCGGCGAGGCCGCAAGCCCGGTCGTCCACGAAGACTCCTCCGCGGTCGGCTTCCCGGGCGCGGTGCCGGCCGACGTCCGCATCACCGCCTTCGCGGCCGAGGACGCCCTGCTCGCGCTCGACGAGGACGGCCACGCCTGGGTGAAAGACCCCGGCGCCTCATCCTTCCGGGCCGCGGCCGACACCGGGATCGGGCCGGCCGGGCACGTCGTGCGCGACGGCGAGCAGACGAAGGTGTTCTACGCCGCCGGGGAAGGCGGCGTGGTCAAGACCTACGACGCGGCCGAGACGTGGGTGCTGCTCCGGGACTACGCCACCGTCCCGTTGTACGGATACCAGATCGGCTACGCCGCCGCCCCGATGGTGCCGCCCGTGCGCCTGGCCTTCGTCGAGCGGGCCTCGAACACCGACTTCCCCGAGGAGTCGGTGCACGGCATCCCCGACAACGGGACGATCGTGGCCTCGATCTGCACCAATCCCTCGTCCCCGCTGATCCAGGATCCGCCGCCGACGGGCTGGCAGCTCGCCGCCTTCGACGACTCCGTGCCCTGGTCGACCGCGCCGGGGTCGTCGCACCCGTGGGCCGAGCCGACGACGGCCATCCCCTTCGGGTCGTCCCAGCGCCATTTCCGCGCCCACGACCACTGGCCGCAGGGCGCCAACCACACCCACACCCACGAACAAGCCCTCTTCCGCCACGTCTTCACCCTGCCGGCGGCGCCGTCGGGCACCTCCTGGGCGCGCGCGACGCTCGAGCTCTACAACCTGCGCCCGGTCGGCGGGGGCGCCAACCAGCACGACGCGCCGATCGAGGCCTACGTCAACGGCACGGCGCTGCCCTGTTCGGGCACGTCGATGTTCCGCTACCTCGACCCGGACCTGCTGGTCGCCGACGGGACGACGGAGAACTGCATCGCGGTCCGCGCCGGCGCGTGCGCCGGGGGGCTGCCGGGCCACCGGGCCGCCTGGAAGCTCACGCTGGCCAACCACGACGAGGTCGTCTCGCTCTCGACCGGCAACGACGGCGCGCTGTACTGGCGCCCGACCGGCGAGTGCGCGTTCACGCTGCTCGCGCCCGAGGACGTGCTCACCCCGGGCTGGAACGGCCCGGCGTCGGCCGGCGAGCTCCCGACGGCGAGCCGCTACCGCTGCTTCAATTTCCTCGACCCGTCCGCCCCCGTCGGCGTCGAGCACGCCGCCTTCGGCTACGCCGGCCAACCGGGCTACTACACGGGCGCGAGCCTCTCGGCGGTCGACCGGGCCACCTGGCGCCACCCGGTGCTGCTGCCGGCCTCCTCCTCGGGCGGGCCGTACCGGGAGGCCCAGCTCGTCCTGACGCTGCCCGGCGGCGGCCAGGAGACGCTCGCGGGTGCGTGGCTCAACGGCCAGGCGCTGCCCGTCGCGGCGGCCGGCACGCACGACCTGGACCCGACGCTGCTGATCCCCGGTGGGTGGAACGTGCTCTGCTTCCTGATGCAGGCCACGGCCGCGTGGACGCCCTGGGTCAGCTACCTCGTGCGGATCGTCCCGTGAGGCCGCACGGGCACGGGCGCGGCGCATCCGGTTTCGGCCGGGCGATCTACAACGCGATCCTCGAGGAGATCGCGGCCCGGCTGCAGCGGATCGGCGTGGTCGGCGGGACGGCGATCGACGCCGCGCACCTCGTCGGCGTGCCGCCGCCGGGGGTGAGCCGGCTGACCGTGCAGCACGACGGGGTCGACGTCGGGACCGTGCCGACGCTCAACTTCGCCGGGCCGTCCTGGGTCGTGGTGTACGAGGCGTCAGCCGACCGGGTGAACGTCTCGCTCGCTTCCGGCGGGACCGCGCCGGACCCCGTCTTCGCGCGCGCGACCGGGGAGGTCGTCGTCGGCCGGACCGGCGGCGAGGACGTCTACACGCGGCTCGCGTAGGGGGTGTGAGATCGCTTACCACGACGCGCTGACCGGCCCCGACGCGATCCACCCGGCCGCGTTCGTCTCCGCGACCGACCCCGCGCTGGACGCGACCAACCAGGTCGGCCCGTACAAGTGGTGGGTGGACACCGCGGGCGCGTCCCCCGTGCTCAAGTACCGCAACGCCGCCGACGACGCCTGGGTCGTCCTCTCCGGCTTCGACCACGGATCCCTCGCGGGCCTCGGCGACGACGACCATCCGCAGTACGTGAAGCTCTCCCTGGTCGACGCCAAGGGCGACCTCCTCGTCGCCACGGCGGCCGACACGGTGGTCCGCCTCCCCGTGGGCACGCTGGGCCAGGTGCTGACCGTCGACCCGGTCGAGACGGCCGGGGTCAAGTGGGACGACCCGATCCCGACGCTCGTCAACCCGATGACGACGCCCGAGGACATCATCAAGGGCGGGACCGCCGGGGCGACCACGCGCCTGGGCGTGGGCACGGACGGCCAGGTGCTGACCGTGACCGCCGGGGCCGTCGGGTGGGCGACGCCGGCCGCGGGCGGGACGCACGCGATCGAGTCGGCCACCCACACCACCGCCGGCGGCACCGACGGGCACGTGCTGCGCCAGAGCGGCGCGACGAGCTTCGGGTGGGAGGCGGATTACGCGGCGATCGCGTTCACGCTGGGGGACGGGTCGACGGCGATCGACACGACCGAGCCGGACCAGTGGGTGGAAGTGCCCTTCGCCTGCGTGATCGTCTCGGCGCGCCTCCTGGCCGACGTCTCGGGCTCGATCGTGCTCGACCTCTGGAAGGACACCTACGCGGGCGCCCCGTCGACGGTCGCGGACACGATCACGGCCAGCGCGAAACCAACGCTCTCCTCGGCGATCAAGAGCGAGGACACGACCTTGACGGGCTGGACGACGACCCTGGCGCGCGGGGATTGGCTCAGAGTGCACGTCGACAGCGCCGCGACGGTGAAGAGAGTGGTCTTGTCCTTGGGGCTCCGGAAGACGTAGGGAGGGGGCCATGACGCGGTTGGGGCAGGCCGGCTTCGAGGTCGGCGACTCGTCGGCCTACGGGGCGGACGCGGTCGGGTCGAACGCGACCAACGCGGTCGCGTTGGTCACCGCCTCCCCGGCGCCGCGCTCCGGGACCTACTGCTGCCGGTGCCTGATCGGCGACCCGACCAACACCACGACGTGGACCGAGTTCCACGCCAAGAAGGTGTTCCTCCACGCCTCCAAGACCGAGATGTGGTACGCGCTCGGCGTCCAGGCCCACCACCCGACCGAGGCCGCGGCCGCGGGCTCCTGCCTGCTGCTCGTCTTCCACGACGCGGCCGGGAACGCCAACGTGCTGATCACGCTCGACGCGGGCACCCTGCGCGCCTACTACGCCACCGCCGGCGGCGCGACGCCCTCCTTCGGCCAGTGCACGCTGATCGGCGCCGCCTCGTCCGCGATGTCGATGGACGCCTGGCACCTGCTCGAGGTGCGCATCGTCGCCGCGACGGGGGCCACCGGGAACTTCGAGCTGTACCTCGACGGCTCCTCGGTCATCAGCGCGTCGAGCCAGCGGACCGCCCAGACGTCCGCCAACCTGGCGTCCTTCGCGCTCACGACCGGCGGCCTGCAATCGATCGCGCTGATGGGCGCCAACACCTGGCACGCCTTCGACGACGTGCGCTACCAGGACACGGCCGGGTCGGTCAACAACGGCCGGCCCGGCGACGAGGCGATCCGCCTCCTCGTGCCCACCGCCGCCGGGGACAGCGCCGATCTCAGCCGGGGCGGGACGGACTCGGGCGCGAACTGGAGCCAGGTCGACGAGGTGCCGCCCGGGGGCGGGACCGATTACGTCCACTCCGGCACGGTGGGCCACACCGACCTGTACGCCACGACCGACTTCCCGGTCGCCGCGATCTCGGCCATCAGCGTGCTCGCCCAGGTCGCCAACTCCGACGGCGCCGGCGGCACCGTCTACCTGCCGACCAAGACGGGCGCCGGCCAATCCGACGGGTCGGCGTACGCGCTCACGCCGGCCTGGACGTACCAGAGCCGCCTCCTCGAGGCCGACCCCGCCGACGCGGCCGCCTGGTCGAGCGCCAAGCTCGCCGCGCTGCAAATCGGCTGCAAGATCGCCTCCTAGATGCCCGCCACCCCGACCTACGCCGCCACGCTCGCCTCGGGCAACGGCACCGGCACGACGCTCGTGCTCACGCTCTCGTCCGCGATGAGCCGCGCCGGCGTGCCGTGCGCGCTGTTCGTGGCCTGGGCCTCGACGACGGTCACCCTCTCCTCGGTCACGGACAGCCGGTCGAACACGTGGGCGCTCGAGCCGACCGGGACGGGGACGGCCGTGCGCGGCGCCCTGGCGACCTGCCTCGTGCCCACGACGCCGCTCCGGGCCGGCGACACGCTGACGGTCACGCTCTCGGGTTCGGTGGCCAAGGTCGCCGTCCTGGTCGAATTGTTCGGCGTCAAGCAATCCGGCACGCCGCGGGACGGGACGATCCAGTCGGGGTCGGGGGCCGGGTCCGCCGGGACGAGCCAGGCGGTCGCGAGCGGGAACCTCGCAACGGCGAACGCGGCCGACCTGCTCCTGGGCTACGTGGCCACGAACGTGAACCTCGCCGCCGACGCGCTCGCCGCGACCGGCTGGAGCACGCTCGCCCTGGGGCGCATCGGCGGCGTCTCCCTGCACCCGGCCTACCGGGCCGTGGCCGCGACCGGGAGCTACGACCTGAACGGCACGGTCTCCGGCGGCGGCTCCTCCACGCGCGCCTGGCTCGCGGCCCAGTACGCGTTCAAGGCCTCGGACCTCTCCGACCCGTTCGTGTCGTTCGTCGGCGCCGAGGTGGCCTCGGTGCAGGCGGCCGGGCGGGCGGTGTCGTTCGTCGCGGCCGAGGTGGCCTACGCCGCGACGCACGCGGCGCTCTCCTTCGTCGGCGCCGAGATCGCCTTCACCGCGCCGGCCCCGGCCGGCGGTGGCCGGCGGCCACCGCCGCTGGTGCTCGCATGAGCGACTTCGGGGTGCGCGACTGGGCGCTCCTGCGGGGTCAGGCCTCCTCCCCGCCGGTCCCGCTGGCGGGGAAGTGGAGCCTGTTCATCGACACCGACGGCGAGCTGAAGATCCGCAAGGAGGACGGGAGCGTCCGCAAGGTCGGGCCGGTCGGCCACCACGAGGAGTTCCTGCCGGCCGACGAGGCGACGACGGTCACCCTCGCCGCCGCGCCGGACACGCTGCTGACCGTCTCGCGCAACGGCGTGGTGCAGTCGAGCGCCGCCGGGCACTACAGCCTGGCCGGGGCGACGATCACGTTCACGACCGCCTTCGACGGCACGGAGCGGGTCGTCGTGACCTACGAGACATGACGGAGTAGACGCCATGCGTGCAATCCGGGACGGGTAGATGCCGCAGCAGCAGGTCGCGATCGAGCAGCTCCCCGACCAGACCGCGCCCTGGGTCTACACGTTGTTGACCAACCCGGGCGTGGAAGCCTGGCAGGCAGGCGCCGGGCCGTTCAGCCAGCACCTGGCCCAGACGGCCGACCAGTGGCAGATCGAGCTGGGGGCGGGCAGCGCGCTCTCGGTCCGCCGCGACACCGCCAACGCCGCCACCGACTCCCTCTACTGCGCGGCCTGCACCTACACCCACGGCGCACGGAGCTACCTCCGGCAGATCCTCGAGCAGGCCGTGCAGCTGCGCGGGCGGACCGTGGCGTTCTCGGTCCAGGTCAAGTGCGATCGTCCCAACGCGGTGCGCCTCGGCGTTTACGACGGGGCGTACCACCACGGCGCCTACCACGGCGGCGGCGGCGGCTACGAGACCCTGACGGTCGTCGCCACGGTGAGCACGCTCGCGACCGTGGCGCGGGTGGTCCTGGTCTTCGACGCCTCCTGCACCGCCTACGTCGACAACACCGTCCTGGTGGTGGGGGAGATACCGCAGGTCTACGTGCCCTTGCACCCGCAGGAGGACACGGCCCGCGTGCTCCGCTACCGCTTCATGCTGGGCGGCCTGTCCCCCAACGAGGTGGTCGCCCAGGTGTTCGTGACCTCGGCCACGACCGCGTTCGGCGTGCTGCGCTACCCGGTCGCGATGGCCGTGCCGCCGACGCTGACCGTGAGCGCACCGGGGGACTGGATCCTGTACCGGGCCGGCGGTCAGCCGACGCCGTGCCTCTCGATCGCGGCGAGCGAGGTCACCCGGCGCTCCTGCCGGCTCGACCTGACCTGCGGCACGCCGGGTCTGGGCGGCAGCGCCTCGGTGCTCGCGGCGGGGTCGCTCGCGGCGCGGATGACGTTCGAGGCCAACGTGGCTTAGAGGAGGTTCCTGTGCCCGCCGGACTGAACGCCAACCTGACCAAGCAGAGCGTCGACCAGACGGTCGGGGACGTGTCCCAGGCGATCAACATCGCCCTCGAGGACGTCGCCTCGACCCAGGCCTGGCTGCTCTCGTACGAGGACGACGCCATGGTCGCGCTGGGCTACACCCAGGAGGAGGTGAACCAGATCAAGTCGGCCTTCGGGGACCTCGACCAGCTGCGCCGGATCTACCAGGGGCTCGAGGCGCTCGCCGCGGCGAAGGACTTCCGTGGGTTCGCGAAGCTGCTGTACGGCACCGGGTTCGTCCCGGGCAGGTGAGCGGGAGGCGTCGATGATCGGACCGGGGTGGAGCTGGACGCAGGGTGGTCCGCAAGACCAGCGCGGGCCGCTGCCGACCGCGACCGTCCTCGACCTCGACCCGGACCAGGGGCTGCGCAGCCCCGAGGTCCTGGTCCGGCCGTACCACACCGGGCGGCCGGATCCGGTGTTCTTCGCCGAGGCGGCGAGCCGCTGGTTCGTCGAGGGGCGCCGCGTGCAGGTGATGAACGAACCGAACATCGAGGGCGGCTTCTCGGGGCCGGCCGACTTCGCGGCGTGGTTCGAGGAGGTGGTCGACGCCTGCCCGCCGGACGCCCGGCTCTACTGGACGCCGCCGAGCCCGGGGCTGAGCGGGTGGGAGAACTGGTACACCGACCCCGCCTGCCAGCGGGCGATCGGGCGCGCGACCGGGCTGAGCGTGCACTGCTACGGCTCCTCCCAGCAGATGCTCGAGGTGGTGCGCTCGGTGGCGGACATCTGCCCGGGCCGGCCGCTGTGGATCAGCGAGGCCAACTTCGGGGCGGGCAACGTCGCCGACATCGACGCGTGGGCGCGCGACGAGCTCGGCCGCTTCCTCGACGAGGTGTCGGCGATCGCCGAGGTCGAGGCCGTGAACTACTTCGCCCCGTATTGGGACCAGTCGGCGACGTTACCCACGAGCGTGGATGGCTTCGGCACCGCGGTCGAGGACGTGCTGCACAGTTGGGTGCCCCCCGACCCTTTTGAGCCCATCCCGCCGCCGGATCCGCTAGAGGACCGGCGCAACCGCACCTGGGCGATTGCGGATGAGTGGGAGGCCGCGGGATGGTGGTGGACGGGCCAGAGCATCAAGGCGGCCACGGCTCTCGGGAAGGGAGAACGGTGA